TAATTTATAACGAATGGTTTAGAGATCAAAATTTACAAGACTCAGTACAAGTAGATAAAGGTGACGGCCCAGATACTTATACAAATTACACATTATTAAAGCGTGGCAAAAGACATGATTATTTTACTTCATGCCTACCATGGCCACAAAAAGGTGATTCAGTAGATTTACCGTTAGGTACATCTGCAACAATTCATCATTCAGCAAATGATGGTGATTATGTTTCAGTTTATTCTGATACTAATACTGCTTATAAGCGTTTAGGTTCAGATCTTACTTGGGTATCTGGTGCAGGTACTGCAGGTACAGAAGCAAATCGTTTATATGCAGATTTGACAAATGCAACAGCAGCAACTATAAATCAGTTAAGAGAAGCATTTCAAATTCAAAAATTACTTGAGAGAGACGCACGTGGCGGAACAAGATATACAGAAATTGTTAAAGCGCATTTCGGAGTTACAAGTCCAGATGCAAGATTGCAAAGACCAGAATACCTTGGCGGTGGTAGCACGCCAGTCAATGTTACACCGATTGAACAAACTAGTTCAACGGACGCAACAAGCCCGCAGGGTAACTTAGCGGCAATGGCAACGGCTAGTTTAACCAATCACGGTTTTACTAAGTCGTTTACAGAACATTGTGTAATTTTAGGTTTAGTATCAGTAAGAGCAGATTTAACATACCAACAAGGACTAAATAGAATGTTTAGTCGTCAAACAAGATATGATTTTTATTGGCCAGCATTGTCGCATATTGGCGAACAAGCGGTATTAAATAAAGAGATCTATGCAGACGGAAGTGCTGCAGATGATAACGTATTTGGTTATCAAGAAAGATACGCAGAATATAGATATAAGCCGTCAATGATTACGGGTAAATTCCGTAGTAATGACGCCCAGTCGTTGGATGCCTGGCACTTATCTCAGGAGTTCTCCTCACTACCTGGGTTAAATTCAACCTTCATTGAGGAAAACCCTCCTCTTGACAGAGTCATTGCAGTGCCTTCAGAGCCTCATTTTATATTTGACTCTTATATCTCGATGAAGTGTGCCAGACCTATGCCGGTATATAGTGTACCGGGTAAGATTGATCATTTCTAATGTCAATTTTAGGAGCAATAGCAGGTGCTGCTGTAGCAGGGATGTTTGCTAAAAGGCAAGCATCAAAACAAATGGATTTTCAAGAAAGAATGTCAGAAACTGCACATCAAAGAGAAGTAGCAGATTTACGAGCCGCAGGATTAAACCCGATTTTATCGGGTACTGGCGGTGTTGGTGCTACAACACCCGGTGGTGCAATGGCTACTGCCGATTTAGCAAGTAGTGCAAAAATGGGTGCTTTAGTAGAGCAAGAATTAAAAAATTTAAAAGAAACTCAAAAAAATATTGAAGCAGATACAAATAAAAAAATTGTTGAAGGTGATATATTAGGAGAACAATGGCATTCTGCAAGAGCGAAAGCAACCTATGATAAAAAAACTGCTGAATTTTTTAGAGAAGGTAATATACCGGGAGATTTAAAATTTTATGCAGATCAATTAGGTTTGGATGCTAATACTATTGCAAATATATTCAAGATGATTAGTGTAAAAGGTATTAAAAACCAAAGTAGTGGAAAAAAAGTTTGGCAAAATCCAAAATTAGAAAATATAAGGAAGAAAAATGGCAAATAAAGATAAAGTAGACGGCGTTCCATTCAGAACGGCTTATGGACAAAAATTAAGAGTTGCAATTGCAACTGGTGATGGTCTAACGGAACAGAATCATAAAGATGAGACAGACATAAATAATATCGTACGAAAGTACAATAAGACTGGACTAATAGATCATCTCAACCAGTTCGAGCAAAAATATGCAGATATGACAGGATATGATTATCAAGACGCTATGAATACTGTAGCGGCTGCTAATAGTATGTTCGAGGGATTACCGAGTGAAATCAGGAATAAATTTGAAAACGACCCTGCTAAATTTATTAATTTCGTAGATGATGAATCTAATCATGACGAATTAGTAAAAATGGGATTGGCCAATCCATTACCTCCTGTAGATGAAGGCGTGGAAACGCCTGTGGAAGCCGTTAAAACGGCTGAAACGGAAGTGAAAACCGAAGGTTGAACGAGATATGCACAGTTACTCACTTGATGTAACTGTGCTGACTGACACCAGTCAGTCTGAATTTCGACCGTTTAGGGAGAAAGAATAGTTAGTTATGAGCGTAGCGATAATAAAAAAAATTATATGGGGATTGATTAAATCCACATTAATACCATTCATATTAAATAATATGGATAAATGGACAACAGTCCTAAATGAAAAACTACAAGATAAATTGGAGAAATTAAAAAATGGTTAGAGCAAAGCGTTTACCAAGAGAAACATCAAAAAAGATGTTTTCAAGAAGTGCGAGCCGCACTCATTATAAAAATATACAAGACCGACCAATGAGGGGCGGTATTAGACTATAGGGAGGAGTCAATGCCTTGCTATCATCCATTGCAAGGTTATAGAGCAAGAGGAGGAAAACATATAGTCTTTAATCCAAAAGATGGATGGATAGACCAAAAGGTACAAGTACCTTGCGGTCAATGTATAGGGTGTAGGCTAGAAAGATCTAGACAATGGGCAATGAGATGCATGCACGAAGCGTCCCTATATGAAGATAACTGCTTTATAACCCTCACATACAATAATGAGCATTTACCAGAAGATGGCTCATTACATAAAGAGCATTTTCAAAAATTTATGAAAAGGCTCAGAAAAAAACACCAAAATAAAACAATACGGTTTTATCATTGCGGAGAGTATGGTGAAAAATATCGTCGTCCGCATTATCATGCTATTTTGTTTAATCATGATTTTGGGGATAAAAAGTTATTTAAAACGGAAAAAGAGATACGACTATATACTTCAAAAGAATTGGAAGAACTCTGGCCGTATGGTTTTAATACTATCGGCGATGTTACTTTTGAAAGTGCTGCTTATACTGCTCGTTACATTATGAAAAAACAAACGGGCAAGTCAGCAGATAAACATTATGAAAATGTCGATATCGAAACTGGCGAAATAATAAAAATTTTGCCAGAATATAATACGATGTCCAGAAGACCTGGCATCGGAACCGAATGGTTTAAAAAATACAATAAAGATGTATATCCGAAAGATTTTGTTACAATACGCGGAAAAAAGTTGAAACCGCCAAAATTTTATGATAGGATGTATGAACATCAATATCCAGAAGATTTTGAAAAAATAAAAGACAAGCGTCTGGAATTGATGAATAAGAACTGGAAGGATAATACACCTGACAGACTTAGACAAAAGGAGATTGTGAAAAAAGCACAATTAGATAAGTTAAAACGTAACCTAGAGGAGGTTTAGAAATGATAGTAAAAATATTTAGTATTTATGATAGTAAAGCAGAGGCATATAATAGCCCTTTCTATATGCAAACACAAAGTTTAGCAATTAGAGCTTTTACAGATGAAGCAAATAATGAAAGTTCACAAATAGGTAAACATCCAGCGGATTTTACTTTATTTTATATGGGTGAATATGACGACCATACGGCGTCATTCAACCTAGAAGACACTAAGATAAGTTTAGGTGTCGCAAGTGAGTTTGTAGGCAAGGAGCAGTTATGATCTGTTGGCTCAAAGAACATTTAAACAAAACTCCCGAAGAAATTCGGGAGATTATCAAGTTAACTTGGGAGTATAAAGAATGAAAATGAAATCAGTAATGGAGCATCAGTTTAGTGAAGTACCAAAGGCGACTATTGAAAGGTCGTCTTTTGATCGTTCACACGGTGTAAAAACAACATTTGACGCAGGTTATTTAGTACCTATATTAGTAGATGAAGCATTACCGGGAGATACATTTAATACAAATATGACAGCGTTTGCCCGTATGGCAACACCAATATTCCCAATTATGGATAACGTATATATGGACACGCATTTCTTTGCCGTGCCAGTTAGATTAATTTGGGATAACTGGAAAAAGTTTAATGGTGAGCAGATAGATCCGGGAGATTCAATTGATTACACAGTTCCAACAATGACTGCACCGGGTGCAGGTTATAGTAATCAAACATTACACGATTATTTTGGTATTCCAACTGGAGTTGGTAATCTAGAACATAATTCGCTATGGCATAGAGCTTATAATCTAATTTATAACGAATGGTTTAGAGATCAAAATTTACAAGACTCAGTACAAGTAGATAAAGGTGACGGCCCAGATACTTATACAAATTACACATTATTAAAGCGTGGCAAAAGACATGATTATTTTAC